AACAGTTAATTAAACAAAGCCACCTTCTATTATTCAAAATGAAAACCTACGGCAAAGGCTCGGCGCGGCGCAAAGAGGACTTGAAAAAAGTTCGGGAGAATTGGGATTTGATTCAGTGGGGTAATCCGAAGCGCAAGCGCAAAAATTGACTTTGCGGCCATAGTTGATGGCCGCGCCTATTCTGACCGTCGAGCCGCAATGGATTTATGCGGGCGACACACTGCTTTTGACCAAATCGCTCGCTGATTATCCGGCGAACGATGGCTGGACGCTTTCTTATTTCTTTGTTTCCGACGACGGCAGCGGGAAATCTTTCACCATTCCGTCCACGTCCAACGGCACGGCGTTTTCCATCTCGTTTAATACGACCAGCGTCGAGGTTGGCAAGTATCAAGGCCGCGCCAAAGTGGTCAAATCCGGACAAACATTTACCGTTTGGGCTGGCACAATCGAGGTTTTGCCGTCGCTGGAATCCGCCGGCGACAACCGCACGCAAGCCCGCAAGACGCTAGACGCCATCGAAGCCGTCATTTTAGGCCGCGCCAGTTCCACCATCATGGAATCCATCGTGGAGGGCACGCGCCTAAACCGAATTTCTCACGTTGACCTGCTCAAATTGCGCGACCGTTACAAGCAAATTGTCTTGAACGAGGAAGATGCCGCGCGCCGCGCGCAAGGATTGCCGAGCCGTAAAAACATTTACATCACCTTCGGAAATCCATGAATTTTAATTTCTCCATCGGCAAATTTCGTTTTGGTTTAGGCAGTGAGCCGAAACCCGTTGAAAAAACGGCATCGCGTTCGTTTGGATCGGCTGGCTCGATGAACCGACTGAACGCCGATTGGCTCATGCCGCAGACCAATGCGGACTTTGAGATTTGGAGCGGGCTAAAAATCTTGCGCGGTCGCGCGCGGGAACTTGAGCGCACCAACTGGACAATTCAAAAATATCTTTCACTGCTCGACAACAACGTGCTTGGCGCGTCCGGCGTCGGGTTGCAGATGAAGGTCAAAGACCCAAGCGGCAGTTTGGATAAACTCGCCAACAAAACCATCCTTGAAGCATGGCAGAAATGGACAAAGCGCGAGTATTGCACGCCGTCGGGCAAATACTGCTGGCGCGAGATTGAGGGGCTGGCGTTGCGCCGCGCTGCGTGTGACGGCGGCATTTTAGTTCGCATCATCCGGCGCGCAGATAATCCGTTTTCGTTTTCCGTGCAACCGTTGGAAATGGACTATCTGGATTCCAATTACAACCTCGGATTTGCAGATGGGACGCAGATTCGCTTCGGCATCGAGTTCGACGTTTGGCAAAAGCCAGTCGCGTTCCATATGTTCAAGGCGCATCCGGGCGATATGTGGCGCAATCAACAGTTGCGCGAACGCATTCCCGCTTCGGACATCCTGCACATTTACCATTCTGACCGACCGGGACAATCCATCGGCGTGCCGTGGCTCACTTGCGTCATGCAAGAGTTGGAACACCTCGGCAAATACCGCGAGGCCGAACTGGTTGCGGCTCGGCTTGAGGCGTGCAAGGGCTACGTCATTGAACAGGAAGTGCCGGAAGAAGGTTTTTCGGGTGCGACAAATGACGCAGGGCAATCTTTGCAAGAAATGACGCCCGGAATGGGATTGAAGCTAGACCCCGGTCAAAAGCTGGCGCAAATCACGCCGACGCATCCGAACCAAGCTTTTGGCGACTTCATCAAATCCGCTTTGCGCGGTATCGCTGGCGGATTGTCCGTTAATTACAACTCGCTCGCCAACGATTTGGAGTCGGTCAATTACTCATCCATGCGCGCCGGAAAGCTGGAAGAAATCGAAGAATACAAAAACATTCAAGGATGGCTGATTGAATCCTTGCACGAACCCGTATTCAAAGCGTGGCTGGAAATGGCTTTGATTTCCGGTGCAATTCGGATGCCGAACGGTTCGGCGTTGCCACTCACGAAATTTGACAAGTTCAACGCGCCCGACTGGAAACCGCGCCGTTGGCCGTGGGTTGATCCGTTGAAAGATTTGCAAGCGTCGGTTATGGCCGTGGAAAAGGGTTTCAAATCCCGCCGCGAAATCATTTCGGAAATGGGTGGCGACGTGGAGGAAGTCTTTTTGGAACAATCCGAAGACGAACAGCTTGCCGACAATTACGGGCTGCAATTCCCGCTTGGCGCTAATCCGCAGAATCCGCCCGTCACCAACGAGGAAGAAGACAACACGGAAACCGCGCCACCCGCGCCCGCAAAATGAACCTTGCCAACATCACATCGTTGCAATCGCTCGCCGTCAATGTGCAAATCGCGCATTGGCAAGCGCCGCGCAAGACGAACGAACACAAAGCGCTTGGCGAGCTTTACGACGAACTGATTGAGCAGACCGACTTGCTGGCAGAAATCGCCTTAGGCAAAGAATTTAAGAAGTTCTCGCCCGAAACGCTGCAACTCAACCCGGATTGCAGCTATGCCGATTTAATCACTTGCGGCTTGCAAATCTGCACCGACATCCGCGCCGAACTGACCGACGGCGTTGACGATGACTTGGAAAACATCGTTGCCGATATTTCAACCGCGTTAAACCACGCGAAATACTTTTTGGAACTATGAATCTCAAGGTCATCAACGAACCAAAAATTGACTTCGTTCCATTTGCGATGGGCGACACCACACGAAGCAACAAAGGCGATGAGCGCGGACTATTGTTCCGCGATGCCACCGTTGACCCCGCTGGATTGAAAGCGGACACGATGGAATGTCGGCTTGCGTTTTCGTCTGAACAGCCAGTCACGCGCATGGATTGGGAAACAGGCAAGCTTTATCAAGAAGTTTTGAGCCACAAATCCGGCGCAGTTGATTTGTCTCGGCTGAACAATCGCCACCCGCTTTTAGTGAACCACAATGCCGACGATCAAGTTGGCGTGGTCAAGTCCGCGCAGATTGATGCCGATGGCGTAGGGCGCGCCACGGTGAAGTTTAGCAAATCCGCGCGCGGTCAAGAAATTTGGCAGGATGTGAAAGACGGAATCCGAGGCTTGGTTAGCGTCGGTTACCGTGTCGGCAAGGAATTAAGCCGCTCGACAAAGGATGGGCTGGAAACCCGTTCTTTTGAGTGGATGCCTTACGAGCTTTCGCTAGTGCCAATTCCTGCGGACACAACTGTTGGCGTGGGTCGCAACGAGGAAGCAGTGCCGACAAAACCACAACAAAATTTACCACACAAAATTATGAGTGAAGAAAACAAAACGCCGTCGCCGGACATCACCGTCCTGCGCGAACAGGCAAACCGCGAGCAACTCGCCCGCATCAACGAAATCAACGCTATCGCCAGCCGTTTGGAAGGCCGCGTGACCGACATCCGCAAACTGGCCGCTGACGCCGTTTCGCAGGGCGTCTCGGTTGACGCTTTCCGCACGACTGCTTTGGGCGCGCTTCCCGCCGTCCAGCCCGTGCAAGAAGCGCCGAAACTCGACGTGAAGCCGAAAGACTTCGCCCGTTACTCCATTGCCCGCGCCATCGCCGGTCAGTTGAGCGGCAAGCTCGACGGCTTTGAAGCCGAAATGAACCAAGAATGCGCCCGCGTTCATGGTCGCAAAGCGTCCGGCTTTTGGGTTCCTGATGAAGTCATGGCTCGTAACGCTGTGGCTGGCACTGGCACGCTCGGCGGTATGTTGGTTCAGACCACCAACCTCGCGTCCGAGTTCGTTGAAGTCCTGCGCAATAAATCGCAGGTCTTGAACCTCGGCGCGCGTGTGTTGAACCTGACCAATCAAGTCACCATTCCGCGTCAGAACGCGGCGGCGACTGCCAACTGGGTGGGTGAAACTGTCACCAGCACCTTGAGCGGAATCAACCTCACGCAGCTCACGCTCACGCCGCAAGCGATCAGCGCGAACGTGCAATACTCCAAGATGCTCTTGGAAGAAAACAACCCGTCCATTGATATGCTGCTCCGCGACGACATCACCAACATTCTCGCGTTGGCGATTGACTTGGCGGCGTTGCACGGCACTGGCAGCGGTCAACCGACCGGCATCATCAGCACCACGGGCATCGGCTCGGTGTTGCTGGCGACCAACGGCCTCGCGTTGAGCAACTCCACCGCTTATCCGGCGATGGTGAGCTTGGAAAGCACGGTTGCGGCTGCGAACGCCGACAACGGCGCGCTGGCTTACCTCATGCGTCCGGGCGTGCGTGGTCAGTTGAAAACGCAAACCCGCTTTGCCAACACGAACACCTGCGTGTTTGAAGGCGGCCAAGTCAATGGCTACCGCGCCGAAGTCACGAATCAGATTGTCAACAACCTGACCACTGGCACGGCGACGACCATCACCACGCCGGTATTCTTCGGCAACTGGAACGATCTGTTGATTGCCAACTTCGGCAGCACGGATTTGGTGGTTGACCCCTACACTGCCGGCGCAAATGGCGTAGTTCGCATTTATGCCCGTCGTTGGGTCGATATTGGGGTGCGGCATCCGAGCTCTTTCGCAATTTTGGGCGGCGTTCTCAACGGTTAATTGAGAATTAGTTAATCACGCGACCGGCTGAATAAAACTCAGTCGGTCGCTTTTCTTTTGATTCTCTTTGCCCCACATCGGTTGAAGGTTTTTGAAATTGAAACAAGCCTTTTGCTGCTCGGGGTCTTTCAAATCGAACATGGCGCACGGCTTAATGTGGTCAATATGCCATCCATGGTAAGAATGATTTTCCCAACTCATTCCCTCTGTCCAAAGTGATTCAAGATGGCGCATCAACTGTTCCACCGAACAGCCAAGCAACTGCAAAGTGGTTTCAGATTTCGCGGCCTGCTGCGTTCTGATGGCCTTCAAGATTCTGGCACGCATCCTGTTCGCCAGTTTGATCTGATTGGCGCTTTCAGTGTTTCTGGTTTTTGAAATATTCCTTCCGTGTTTGTGTCTGCATTTTGCTGAGCAGCATTTTGCGATAGGGCTATTTCGTATCGCGGTAAATTCCGTTCCACAAATTACGCAAACGCTAGAGCGCGCCGGCTTGTTTCTTCTCTTGTATCTGGCAAGCAATTTGCATTTGTGTGAGCAATAAATCATTTGCTTGTGCAAATTTATTGGTTTGAAATTTTGCACGCAAAACGCGCAAGGTTTTTCAAGCAAAAACTGCTCGTGTTTTTTTGCCGTCCTGATGCTGGTTAATTTCCGCATCCTTTTCTTTAACAGCTCATATTTACAATGTTCATTCCCACAGGTCTTAGGATTCTTGATGTTTGGTTTAGGCGTGAAGGATATTCCGCAAATGACACAAAAAGTCCCCACCGAAGTTAGACCGGACTCCAAAGATGGAATCCCATCGGCAGGGACAAACTGTGTTGATTGGTGAACGAGGTCTAATTCATTCATAAATTGACTTTAACCTATATGTAAAAGCTTTTCAATGAAAATCATCCTAATCAAATCCGTAATCATCAAAGGCCACCAAGGAACATCCGTCGGTGACGTTCTGGAAGTGGATAACCGAGTTGCAAACGACTTGATTGTGGAAGGCAACGCGCGCGAATACGTTGCGCCCGCGCCAGAAACGATTCAGACGCGCGAGCCGGAAGTGTTGAACCGCGACATTACGCCGGAAACGCAGCCTGATAAATCTGCAAAGCGGCGTTCTGCCAAGTGAATTGTTCGGTCAGAGCGCGAGCTTTTGCGCCGCGATCTGTCAATTCGTCTCGATGATGGTAAGCGTGTCCCAAGTGGGCGATGATGTCGCTGACTTCGGGATTAAACCAGCCCGCATTATCGTAGCTGCCCGTTTTAAGCAGGTATTGCGAAGCGTCGAGGATGTCTTTGTGTCCGTGTGCGTAGGACGCCACCACAGGGCGACTGGTCGCCATAAATTCAGCCATGACCATGTTTGTGCCGGCCTCGCAGCGGTTCGGGAACAGACCGATGTGTGCTTGCGCGTAAATCGCGGGCAACTTGTCGTTTGGAATGGCTGGCAATTCAATTACGCGATCCAGTGGCAACCCGTCGAGGTCGTTGCCGAACTTGATTAACCACGAATCTTTCATGCTCGCCATCGTCTGCGGCCATTGGTTGTGCCACGCAGCCAGCAGAATCACGTCGGAATGTTGCGCCATAAATGATTTCATGGCGGCAATGACATAGTCCTGGCCTTTCCGAAACTCGTATTTTCCGCCGCTGAACACCGTAAAACCCTTGCGGTCAGACGGCGGTTGCGGCTTGAACCGTTCAAAATCCACGCCTTGAATGAGCGTTTTGGCTTGTTTGATGCCAGCGGCCTTGAGTTTGTCAGTGTTCCAAGTCGAGCCAGCAAACAAAACATCGTAGCGGCGCGCGTTGCGGTGAGCGTCGTCGCTCAAAGGCCATTCCGTAAAGCAATAACCGATTTGACGCGGCGCTTTGACTTTGCGGATGGGATTTAGCGCGGCATCAGTGACCGGCACAAAGCATGGCGCGTCGAATCTGGTTCGGTTGGATGAATCCACCGCCACATCGCACAGCTTGGACAATTCGCGGACGATGTTGGTATTGGCAACACCCCAACCGAAACCGTCAGCGGGTTTGCCGAGGTAGTAAAGTTTTTTCACGGAGTTCGTTAGTGATATTTTCAAAGACTTCACGCCATTCAAATTCGCGCTTTTGCTTGAACAGTTTGACCGACGGATACCACGGGCAATCTTCGCGCACCAATGGGAACACGAAGTAAGGGCGGCAATGCAACGCACACCAGCACGGCACACCAAGCGAGCCGCACAGATGCACCATTGAAGTGTCCACGGTGATAACCAAATCGAGGCCGCAAACCCGTTTGGCCGTTTCCATCCAATCTGCCGGCGTCGTGTCCATGTTGATTTGCGGATAAGCTAATGCCTCATCCGCACCGTCCACTTGCAAGCTATGGAACGTGACGCCCGGAACATTCAAGACCGGCAACCATTCTTTGAGTTGCGTAGATCGGATATGGTCGTTGTTTTGCGCTTTTGACCCACGCCAAACGATGCCGACGTGAAAACCTTCACCGTAATCGTGCGGGACAGGTCGCGGGATAACGAGCGGCGAAGGAATAATGTCAATCGTCGTCTTGAACAAACGCGGCAAACTGGCGGCGGGAATGTGACAATCAAAATCCGGCGTATCTTTGCCGTCCCAAAAGCAGTGGTCAATTTCGGGAATGCTTGAAACCAACGGCATCATCGGTTTATGAACACCCCAAGACTGCCAAACGCCGCGCGCTTTAATCAATCGGGAGTAGCGCAGCATTAAATAAATGTCGCCTGCGCCTTGTTCGCCATAGATGAAAACTCGTTTGCCATTTGTGCCGTCCCATTCCGGCTTATCGCAAATCAGTTTTTTAAGCGAACCACCCGGCACGCGAAAGCGTGATTCGTAATGTTCAAACCCGTTGAGATAATCGCCGCCGAGCAATTTGATGAATGACAATTCCAGCGCCGCGTTGTGTTCCCATGGGTGCGCCTTGAGCGAACGCAGCAACCACGATTCTGCCGACTTCAAATCGCCCGACCAACGGTGAGCTAGTGCGATGTTGGCAAGGATGCCGGAAGATTGCGGGTGTAACGCGTGAGCTTTAAGAAAATATCCGAGCGACTCCTTGGTTTGACCAGCATTTGCGTGAATACGGCCAACGTCGTTAAGGATGCCCGCTCGGACAAAATTACTGGCTGGAATCGAAAGCGCACATTTCAAGTGAGCCAGTGCCGCACTGTCATTTTCGTTGGCAAGCCGCGAAGCGAGTTCGCACCATTGCGCCGGAAACTTTCGGGCAACTTGGTTTAATGCCTGCTCGCCATTCTTGCACGCCTCGGCATAGGCCGATTCAAAATCAGAGGTATTCACGCAACTATGCGGCGGAGTCAAGATTTGACTTTGCGGCATCAGTAGGAATGAACCCTTACGCAGAACACGCGGCTGGACTGGCAGAGTTGCAAACCGAGCAAGGCTCGGATTGTCCGACTTTTGACTGGTATAAAACGGGCGTGAAAAACGGCAAGACCGCGACCATTAAAATTTTGCCGGGTTCGTTGATGCTAAAATCTGCCAACTCGGTCGGTGGTTTGTCGTTGGAATCCGATTTTTCCTGCACCTGCTTGGCGTCTGATTTTACCGATACGCCAAACACCAATCAGACCATTATTTATCGCGGCAAAAAACTTTCAATCTCGGCGGTATATGTGCAGCCCACGGGCGCGCAATTACAAATCAAAGCGAACGATGCCGCCAACTCACTCTAGCCAAACGCGGAACAACTAAAACCTAGCGGCCAACGCCGCGCACTAAACATAAAACCGCGTTCACTGGCTTGAACTAACCCGCTGCAAAGCGGGTTTTTTCGTTGGTATTGACTTCTCGCCATAAGTAAATGGCCGACGGAATAAAATTCAAAGTGGACACGCGCGAGTTTGATAAAACCATGCGCGAGTATGTGAATTATTCAAAGCGCGACATTTCCACCATCGTAAATACCAAGGCTTATTACATCGCGCGCCGAGCCGTGGCCGAAACGCCATTGGCAGAATCAAAAGAAATCCGCGAATTTATCAAACGCGACTCTGGCAGAATTGCCGGCTCGATCATCAATGCACGGCGCGGGCAACGTGGCGAAAAGGGGCTTTACGGAAAAGAAATGGCAAAAGCAGTTGCGACAATGCTGGCGTCTCGGCTTCGCGCGCGGGCTTTCATCAAATCCGGCTGGCTTTGGGCTGTGAAAGTTTTAGCGCCACACGCTGAAAAAATTGGAGGGCCGTCACTTGGCAAAGGAAAGCCGGAATTGATAGGCAAACCCAAAGGCGGCGCAACGCCAGCAGTCGAAGGTTGGAGCGTTCGCGCGTCCATCATTAATACCGTAACCGCTGCATGGGATAAACGCGACGGAGCGGCAAAAGTTGCCGAGCCAGCACTTGAGCGCGCGTTTGAATTTGAACGGCAATCTATGCTTGGCTACATCGAAAGAAAATTGCGAGGCACAGCCAAGTCTAGCGGCATCCGCACCAACTAAATTTTGACTTCGTTGCATATATGAATGTCAGAACACGCTCAACTTATACAGTCGGCTTTTGTCTCGTATCTATCAACCATCACGCCATCGCCGTGGGCAGAGGATTTGACGGGCGATAGCGGCCTGCGCATTTTTGCAGGCGAAGACGGCGGCACAAAAGACGGAACGCGGATAGTTTGCGCGGTCACTGGCGATTTGACCGAAGACCCGCAGTTTTCCGGCAACCGTTGGTCCGATGTTGATATTTCACTTAAAACGCCTGTCGTGGACGATGGCGGCGCGTCCCTGACCTTTCACCGTGCCAATGCGCTTGCGTTGCAATCGGCATTGATGGACACCGGGCTAGTGGCTGGACTGCAATCTTCCGCGCTTTACGTTTATCAGGTTTTAGACCGTAACCCATACCAAAACGAGGATGCCGACTTCTTTGAAAGCGGCATGAAGTTGCGGATTTACTCACTTCAAACCGCGTGAAAATTGACTTTGCCGCATCTATGATGAAACTCGTTTGCTTAATCATTCTCGCGCTATCGCTATGCGTTAGCCGCGCCGCGCTCGTTTCATCCAACCTATTCACGCTGGCCTCGGTTAGCAACACGACCAACGCGGGCGCGGCTTCAAGCATCGGCTCGGTTTATATCCCTGACACCACGTTCAACATCCAAACGGTTGGCACGGGCGGAACGAATTTTGGATCTGGCGGAAACATTTACATCGGAATTGATACCAACTTTTCGCATCAAACTTTAGTCGGCACATACCGCGCCACCAACGACACGATTTATGGTTACAAACTGACCAATGGCACGGTCACGCTTTACGCAACCTTTCAGGCTTTCAACACCAACAGCGCCGCCGTTCAGGTCGGTGCGCAATCAATCCAACAGCAATAAACCAACCCAAACAAAATTATGGCAACACAAACAGGCATCAAAGTTAATTTCGGCTTCACCGGCACGGACGGCGTGGCGGCGACTGGCTTGACCGGCGCGGGATTGTTCCAATCTGCGGAATACGAACCGGGCACTGACGAAAAGCAGTTGATGAGCGCGGCGGGCGATTTGGTCACGCGCGTTTTCTACAACGCCCACAAAAAAGCGACGATTGAATGGATTCCCGGTAGTGCAACCGATGTTGCCACGGCCATCACCAATCAAACGACGTTGGTCGGATTGTTTCACACGATCCTCAACATCACGGCCTGCGCGAGCAAGCCGGAACTGATTGACTCGCATTGGTTGGTTGTCGGCGTCAAGACGGCTGGCAGCAACTCGGACGCGAGCAAGGTCACTTTGACACTTGAACAGCACGCGGGCATCACGGCATCGCCAGCATAATCTGAAAATGAAACCCGCCGCTGATTACTTCACGGCGACAATGCCGGAGTCGTGGCAGATTTTAGGGCTGCGACTCCGGCCTTTTTCGCTCGGTCATTACAAACTGCTGCGGCGGTTTGAGTGTGCTTTTGTGAGCGAAACCGAGCAAGCCGCCACGCGCGCGGATTTATTGCTTGGGGTGTTGATATGCTCGATGCCGGTTGGCGAGTTTGTGGCGATGGTGGACGAAGCAAAACCATTACGCGGACTTGCGCGGCTCAAAGAATGGCTGCGGTGTCTTTGGCATAAGCAACCAATGCCATCCACAAATTTTGAAGCAGTTTTGCGCCAATGGGGGCGCAAGGTTGGATTCTTCGATTTGAACAACCGTGCAAAAATGTTCAAAGACTATATCGAGCAACAATCCGCCGTTCCGAAGTATTGGGAAGAAAAGAGCGGTGGCAGTTCGGGTGCGCATTGGGCGCAATGCCTTGAGGTCACACTACGCAGCAAACTTGGCTGGACGCAAACCGACATTGACACGCAACCACTTTGCAAAGCCTTCGCGGACTATTTCAAACACGCTGAAAACGAAGGCGCAATTAAACTGATGACGCCGGACGAAATCGCGTTTATTGAATCGCAAAAGGAGGCCGCGCATGGCGCTTAAATTACAGGGTGAAATTGGCTTGGATGGGAGTGGGTTTTATCGTGAGCTTGAATCCGTTGAAGAAGGGCTAACCAGCTTCAAAGGAATCATCATGGAATCGTTTGCGGTTGGCGCGATTGTCGAAGCCACGCGCGCCGCAATGGAGTTTGGCGAAGCGGTAAAAAACGGATCGGAGCGGCTTGGCGTTTCGACGCAAGAATATCAAAAGCTACAAGCTGCGGCCATTGGGACGGGCGTGGACATGGAACAGCTTTCAGGCTCATTTGACCGACTTGCCAAATCAAAAGAGCAGGCGCTTGGATATGTTGGTTCAGGTTCAGATGCGGAAATGGACAAGGCGCGCAAATCGTTTGAAAACCTTGGATTGTCCATTGACGAAATCAAAGACAAGACACCGCAACAGATTTTTGAAGAAATTGGTGAGTCGGTTAAAAGGCTTGGCGTCAACTCCCAAACCACCGCCGACTTGATGATGATTTTCGGGCGCTCTGCCGGAAAGCTGATACCATTGTTGAAAGAGATTTCCGAGCAAAAACCGAATCTGACTTTTGTTTCGGACGAAGACATAAAAGCGTTGGACGAAGCCTCAAAAAAATCCAAATCCGTTTGGAACGATTTGAAAAACGTGGGCGCGTCAGTTGTTGCCAAGGCGCTTCATCCGATTGATGCGTTGGCTGAATTTGAAGCTGGTGGAAAAACATCAGGCAAGGGCGTTCGTGAATTGACGGATGAATTAAACATCCAAAAATCCACGGCTGAATTTGTGGCGCGCGGGATGAAGGAAGAAAAAGACGTTCCAGATTTCCGTATCAAACCCAAAACCAAAGCCGAAGAAAAAGAATCCGTTGAAGTTCTAAAAATTGAAGAACAAATCACCACCGAAAAGAAAAGCGGCGAGTTGGCGGCGATGACTTCCGACCAAAAAAGAATTGAACTGGAAAAGCGCATTAAGGATTTGGAACATGACATTGCCGGCGCTCCGTTTGAAGGGCTTTCTGAAAAAGAAACGGCCAGCAAAAAACTTGAGCTTGTAAAAACCGAAAACCAGTTATCCGCCATCAATAAAGTTCCAGCGCCAACTCGTATGCGCTCGGCAGATTCGCTTGTATCCGTCGGCAATTTCCTCGGCTCTGGCGCGAACTCCACCATCGTGGACATCGCCAAAAAGCAGCATGAAGAATTGAAGAAACACACGACGCACTTAAACAACATCGAAAAAGCATTAAGCAAATCCGGCGATGCTTTGGGCGTTCCAACCACTAGCTAATTATGTCAACCCGCACCAAAACAGGATTGGACGCAGTGCCACAGCCGACAGCTTATAGCTTTTCGCGGCAGAATGGTTATTCGTCCGTCATCACCGAAGACTTTGCTGGCGCGAACGCGCAGAGCGATGCCTACAATTTTTGCATCGGTTATGTCAGCTATTGCGAATCGTTTGATGTTCAACCAACGGGCGGCGGATGTTATCGCGCCACGGTCAAGTTCAACGCCATCGGCGGCACGTCCAGCGACAACCCAAATCAACCGTTAAACAATGTTTGGGAATTGCAACCGAACATCGTGGAAAAGGATTTGATGGAAGCCGATTTGACGGCGGTAAACGCGCTCACGATGGCGGATAAACAATCGGTTCGGCAATCGGTTGACAGTTACGTTGCGGGCAGTGCTGCACCGACATTCTCAACTGGTAGCGATCCGGCGACGATGGTCAAGCTGTGGAAATTGATGACGCACGGCGTCAAATCCATCCGCGTTTTTGCGCCGACGTTGCGCCATACCTTAATCACGCGGCCTGACTACGCCGTGACGCAATCCATCGCTAATTGCGGCAACGTCATCATTGATTTGGCCGCGACTGAAAGCGTGCCGTCCACGCTGATTTTTGCTGTCCCTGCCGGCGGCATCGTGCGAACGCTCGACAGCATCACACTCAAGACGGGTTGGTATAAAAAATTCCCGACGGTTAGCCAAGTCGCAGGTGGCAAATGGCAAATCACGCAAGAATGGGAATACGGACTTTGGTCAACTGACCTTTACACATTTGTCTGATGAAATGGCCTGCAAAACTCACTGGCACAATTCCGCTAGCATCGTGGTTAAACGCGGTGCTTGAGTCGGCGCGCAGTTGTCAGATTCAGCCGGGCGTTGGTTACAGAGTAAAACAGTCATTGCAAGGGACGACTTTAGAAATTGATTTGAAAAAAGCCGGATTGACCATTGGCGGAGTAATTAGCGTTGTTACAAATTATACTGCGACGGCATCAAATAATACAAAACTGATTTCTTTTAATAGCTCCGGCGCATTAACTTTAACATTGCCAGCAACGCCACCGAGCGCCACTTGGTTTATTGCAGTTGAGTGCGTTGGCGCTGGAGGACTGACAATTAACCCTAGCGGATTAAACATCGATTCTTCGGCTTCAAGTTTGATTTTGTCACAAAATCAAGGCGTCTTTATTTACACTGACGGCACAAATTATTTTACTATGCGCGGGATTGGCGGCGGATCGGCGCAAATGTTTGTTATCAAATCAATCTCAAACGCTGATTATGTTGTTGCTAATACTTGGGATGGAACAACGCGAGGTTCGTCAGATATTTATATTGCAAAATCTCCACGATTGCGCCCGTCGGTAGGGTCTGAAAATATTGATGGCGTTACTATTACTTATAGCAGTTATACTAGTGACAACACGCGAATGGCAAGCGACGGGACAAACAGCGAATATCAAGTGGCGTTCCCGCGTTACGTTGCGCTGGCTTCAGGTAGTCCGTCCAATCAAGACATGAGCATTATTTTTGCTTGTGCGTCAATTACTGGTTTATCGGTTGGCGGATTGCCGGTTTCATGGATAGAAGTATCTCCGGCTAGGGTATGGGCGCGCCGATATATTCAATAAATTTTTATGAGCGATGGATTAAAAGTGACTTGCTCAATATTTGAAGGCCATGTGCGCGGCGGATTGCAAGAATCGCCAGTAAAAGCACTTAATGGAAATCAGTTAGTTCCCACTAATGAAACTCAGTCGGCTTATGCTTATGTTCCGTGGTGGATTGGGTTTGAAGGTGTGAATTTAGATGCAACCCCGATTAATAATCGTTTAATTTATCCATTTGAAAACACTATTCCATTGGTGATTTATTTGGTTTGGAGGCGTGATTATTATGACTCTAGCGGCGCGATTGTTGATTCTTCAGTTGAGACATGGGATGTATATGGAAACGTGGTTTTTACGGGGTATTCAGGAAACCAAAACAGCACAGCAGCTGGGCGCATTATCAGAGGGTCTCAAATTTTAGCGCCAGATAAATTGTCGGTATCGATTCAGCATGACAATGGATATTCAATAGCCAGCGTAAACACACCATACACTTTTGACCAAGCTGTTTCCAGCTGCATAGATTTGCTTGGAAACATTGAATTGATTAACACTTCAAAAACATATTCTGGAACATTTCAATTTTCTGTTGGTAGCGGAAGTTTTTCGGGTGCGCATTTTTGTTTCTTATCGCAGCGTGGTGAAAATGGCTTTTCTGCTCTTAATTCTGGCAATTTGACATCTGGGAATACTGCGGTTTCAGAATTGTTTGTAACATGGGATTTGTCTGGAAATCCAGTTTTCGTTGTTGGTGGATATAAAACGCCGCAATCGTCTGGAAATAATTATGCTTGGGCTGGTGATTCAACTGGAAATCCATCGGCGTGGAATGGTTTTATAAACTCAAGCTTACACGACAACGGCGGTTCGTTTGCAAATGGATTTGACGGGTTTATTGTCTGTAAAAAAATGGCAGTTTTAACATATAAATTACAATTTAACGTGTTGAATTTGACGATTTTAGATAAAACCGCTCAAAACTTCACACTGCATAGCGCAGCGCCCACATTGCTCGTTAAGCCAATTACAGAAATTTTTTTACCATCATCCGTTTCAAAATATGGTTTTGGTGAGTGGGCATATAACGCAAACTCAAATCTCGGATCGGCCGGCAATGCTAATACTGGCGCAGGCGGCAATAATCCAACTACTTCTGATTTATGAAAAAAACAAAATTATTATTATTGATTGCAATCACTTGCATTAATGCGACAGCGCAAACGAATATTCAATCCGTGGACATCAGCACACCACACACCAACTCAACAAGTGGCGGAGCGTTGATTACTTTGCTTGGTTCGCCATACACAAACACGATTTACACCGTAACAAATTCAGCTAATGTCTATTACGGCGACACACTTCCAACTGCGTTCGGTCGGGTCAACGGCAACTTTGTTTTTGTCGAAAACCAAATTGCAACGAATTTTTCCCTTCAAAGCATCGCCGTCACAAACACCGGCACAAATTATACGCTCAACGGCATATTTTCCGGCAACGGACAAAGCTTATCCATTCACGGCACGAACTTAGTTTCCGCCACTGTCGGCAGTAATGCCATTGCGCCGGCCTCTATCACCTTTTTGCAAACCACTCCCGAAATCATATCCGACACGGCGGGCAACGGAGGCAAGACAATTCACATTAAAGCGCAGGATGATGGTTCTGACGTTTATATTCACGTCACCAGCCTTGGCATAATCACAGCAACTGGCTCACCCTAAAAATTGACTTCGCGGCTGTATTAGATATGCCGCGCTATCTCCTTGCACTTTTCCTAGCACTAGCCGCCACCGTGCAGGCTGGCACAGTTACGCCCACATGGAATTTTACCGATTTTGTGCCGAACAGTTACGGCATCAACACGGTTTTGATTCAACCAATCGCCACCATCGGCAGCGACGGATCTAGCACTATTTACGTTGGCGAACCAATCCGCACTTACACCACGGCGGGTAGCTTGACTACAAACTTGCTGAACGGTTACGCCTATCGCGTGACGTTTTACGGTCGTCTGTCGCCTTACTCCATCACGAACAGCTTCGGAACGAACGTCACGGGATCGGTTAATGCGGCGGCGTATTTGGCAACCACTACGAACTTGGCGGCAAATGTCTATGCGTATTCACAAGCCGCGAGCGATGCCAGATATGCGCCGATTGGTTCAAGCTTCAACACGAATGTTTTAGGCAGCGCGGCATATGTCAGCACGAACAGATTTGACACCAACGGCGCGGCGACGGCGGTGCAAGCGGGCGTGGTGAGCGGTTCGATTGTGGCTGCGCAAGCCACCCACGCGACAAATGCGGACTCCGCAACCACCGCCAGCACTGCATCGGTTGCCACATTTGCGGCAACGGCATCAAGTGTCGCGGCAACGGGTGTTGCGCCGGGCAATCTTGGCGCATCGGTGCTTGTCACGTCGCCGTTAAATGGTGCGTTATTGACTGGAACAATAACCAACAATACTACGGGCAATGCAAGTTCCGCATCGTCTATTGCCAACAATACCATTTCAAATAATTCTCCGACGATTTTGACCATCGCGGCCAATTCCAACAGTTATGCCGAGGTGAACATCCAGAATTTCAGCAACGGCGGTTCGGCGAGTTCTGATCTTACGGCCACCGCAAATAATGGCAGTGCCAATCAGTTTTATGTCAATGTTGGCATCAATTCCAGCGGATTCACCAATCAAACCGCATTGCCATCTGGCACAAACACCGCTTATGTGATTGCGCAAGGCAACGCGGGCAACACCAACGGCGGCACAACGGTCAATCTGGTCATCGGCACGGCGCAAACGAATAGCGCCATCAGCTTTTCAACGGGCAACGGTTTGACGCAAACGAATCTGCAACTCAACTCAAGCGGCTTGGCGTTGAGCATCGGCCAATTTTCCGGCAACGGCGCGGGCTTGACCAATAGCACGACCGCATTGCCAGCGAATACCAACAGCGTCGTGAGCGCGGCACAGGCCGCGACAATTGCACGAGCTTCCTCCACCTCCGGCGGGGTGACGAATGGGTTGACCGACCCGCTGGCGATTTCATTTGTCGCGTCTAACAACATCACCGACCCATACATTCAAGGGCTGGCGCAAAAGCACGTCCAACGCTTACGCACACTAGCCGCGTTCACTAATCTGCAACGTGAATTTATCTTCAATTCGGCTTACAACCCGACCAACAATCTGGACTTGTTTGGCAATACGGGGACAACGGTAAATCCGAGCTATGACGTGTTTGGTTTTAGCCAAAACATGACCAATTATTTCACGGCCAATCTCGGCAGTGGTTACACAAATTGGACGATTATTATTTTCCGCAAACCGAACATTGATGCGTGTGAGGCTTCGCCAGCAACAAGCTCATCACTATTTCTGGAATGGTCTCTGGAAGGAGCGCATAACTCTGGCTATTTTAATTACGCTGGTAACCATCAAGGGCGCAATTTCCAATCTGACAACGTAACAACCTTGTTGCCGTCAGGTTCAAACGTGAATAACACCACATGGCTGTCTGTGCCATCCATGAATGGTTCACAGTCTTACCGTTGGGAATCGTTTCCGACCATCACGGCTTATTCCAGTGATGGCAATGGAACGCTCATTGGTTATCAGGATGGACTGCAAATGTTTTCTCGCAATACAACTTCAAAGACAAATTTGAATGATACGATAAATGGAAACTTGACCACGAATTATCAGGCGGTAACTGCACTTTACATTGGCGGCGGCTCTACAAACTGGTTCAACAGCTATGTCATGACGGCGGGCGCACCACCATCGCGCTTCTGCACAAATTGGATGGGAAGCACGTTTAGCGTGGCAATCTTCAATTCAATTTTATCACCGTCCGATGTTTATGCTTACGGCAAGGCGGTATATGAACTGTGGCCTTACAAGAAATCTGCAACTGCATGGTTTGGCACTTCGATGTTTGCCGAATATCAGAATCGAGTAAGTCTTACAGGTGGATATTCACCTTTGACTAACTGCCCGCCGTCATATGTGGCGTTACGGCATCCGTATGAGATTTCTAAAAACTACGCCAAAGGCGGCGCAAGCATTGAGACGCTTAAGAATGTTGTTTACGCTGGTGGTGGAACAGGTTGGTTTCCAACCAATGTTCTGACGCAATTTCCTTCTGATTGGGACGTGACTTTGATAACTGACTTCCCGAGAAACAACTTCCTTAACACCAACGCGCAAAATGCAACGTGGGCGGCTTTTACTTCATCGCTTCAAATCCAGTCGAACAATGTTATTTGCAGTAATTTGGCAAATGCTTTTGCTCCTTACGCCGCCGTGGTTAATCGGACATGGGCATGGGAAAGCGTTTTAAGTTCTACAAACGCGCAAACGGTATTGCCTAATTTTGGTATTCCTGCTTATCGCTTTGCCGCGTATCAAACCACGCTGGCCGTTGAAACCAATTTAGCCACGATGCAACTGTTCAGCAAATACTTGCACATTCAGGCTTTTGTCTATGGCTCTATCTGGGACACCAACAATGGTTATTTTGCAGGTGACGCCAATGGCGGCGCACATATCGAAGGCACGAACGGTCCAATCTTATTCCAACAGCAAGCCGCATATTTCGACACGGGTGAATGGCCGAACCAAGCCACTAATTTGAAGTGGATTCCTTACGTCTATACCAACGGATATTAACCGCGCCAACGTGAATTTATGAGCAAGCACTTCGTTGATTGGAGCAAATGGGCGGCGATTGGAGCGTTGATTCTGGCGGCACCGATTGTCATGGGCTATTCGCGCAAGGTATTTGACATCGCCGATACGCCTGGGCGTGAGACGTTGCTGGAACAGCGCGTGGGCAGCATCGAGACGAATTGCTCCGCGAACTTTACCGCGATCAATACCAGTTTGGACGAAATCAAACGTGAACTGAAAAGGAAATAACCATGAACACACTCGTCATCATCATCAGTGCGGTCACGGCATTCTGCATCAGTGCGGGCGGCTCGATGGGTGTTGCGTTTATCGCCACCAAAGGCGTCATGCCGGATGCAACTGTCTGGTATGCCGCCATCGCCATCGGCCTAGTCAGCGCCGCCAAAGACACGCGCTCGCTATTGAAATTGCCGCCGATTGATACCAACAAAAACTGAACTAACGACAGATACTTATGATTAAAACATTCACATTTGCAATTGTTGTTTTAGCGTTATTTACCGGCTGCACGCTGAACAATAAAAAAACCACACAGACCGCAGCCGCGCGCGCTGCTATCGTCGAGTCCGCCACTGGCGTAGTGCTTTATCCGTCTGACTATTTCAGCGTTACGAACGGCGCAGGCCAGGTTGTCACCTACGCCAAGTATTCTGCGATTCAATCCGGAAAGCCGCCGTTTTCGCTGGCTGGCGTTTTGTTCGGTTACGGCTCATCGCTCAAAGCGTTCAGCGACGTTGAAACCGAGACGCATACGGGCAACGGTAAAGCATTGCTGGCAGACAGCAAATACACGCAGCTTTCGAGCGACTTCACCAGCGGCACGCGATTCTCTGGCGGTTCGCAACTGTCCATCGGTGCGATTGATTTAACCATCAACACGAACGCCATCACCGCGACTGGTAATGCTGGCAATCAGTTGATTCAAGGCATCGGCGCGGCAGCGGGACAATTTGTGAACAAAGGCGTCACTGGCAAACCGTGACATGACTGGCATCGTCAACAGCTTTATCAACCTGCAATGGCAACCGAACTTGCCGGCTGGTTCGTTCATGCTGCCAGACGGCTATCCAGTGCTTTGGCGAGGTCGTATGTTGCGCCATCGTCCGCGTGGTTACACGGACGGCATGAGCGATCCGAAGGCGGTTCAGTTTCTTAATTCGTCGCTGAATCCGTTTGGATGGGCAATGCGCGCCGCTGTGCCGCACGATGGCGGTTATCATCGCGCGCTCGATGAATCATTCGACAATGGCCGCACATGGTTGCCAATCACGTTGAGCAAGGATGATTGCGATTTGATGTTCAAAGAGATTTTAGACGCCATCGCCACGACCGACGCCGAGCGCGCCGAGGCAATTCTGTTTTACAACGCCGTGAAGTATGGCGGTCAAGCGGCCTTTGATGA